CCATCTGAGGCTTTCTTAGTACCCTTGGCTTTATCTCCCTGCTCTTTACGCATAGCCGCAGAACCAGCGACACCCAATCCGACTCCCGCAGCACCTGCTTTACGCTGTCCTGAACGGTAAGTCCTCTGACCTTGTGTAGCTTTTTTAATTTGCTTCTGACCGGTAGTTGGTTTTGTTGTCATATCTTTAGCTTGTTTCCGTGCCTTATCTACCGCTGCTCGTCCATACTTTTTAATTGCCTTTTGTATGCCGTTTCGTGCTATAAAATTAGCTACTACTACTAATGCCGGGGCTACCATAATATATTTCCTTAGTTAATTAATAAGTCCAGATTACTGGGATAGCTGAAGAATCGTGAGCGCACCTATCGTCCACATGGACAAATGTACCAGCCACTCCAATGCCGCTAAAGCCAAGGGAGAGCGCCTGCTTAACAACCTCGTACTTCTCTCTTCCTCCAATCGTTCTAATGTCCGCTGCAATACCTTGGGCATGAGTTCCCGGGTTCTCCTTATTTCTCTCAATAGTGTGATTTGGGCTGCGGTAGCCACTCGTAATCACAAAGGGGAAACCACAGCGTTCCCGAAGTTCATCTAGACGCGCTAGGAACTCGGGGTTCATTTCGTTTTCGTTGGTCTCTTGACAGTTGAACTCTGACAGAGAAAAGTACTTAGGGTTATAACTCGGTGTAGTCTGCGTCAATTGGGTCTTCCTCGCTCTGTTCACCGCCACTGACGACGGTAGTTTCACCACCTACACCAGTAATTGATATATTGATTGCGCTTTTACCACCCGCAACCTTGTCTTTTTCAAAATAACTGACGGGGAGCATCCTGTCCATCACCAGTTTCCATGCAGCAGCCTGATTTTTATGGTCATCGTTCAAAGCTGCATCAAAAATAGACTCCAAAACCTTCTTAGACTTAGGAGACGTAAGCATCCGTTGCTTGTATTCGTTGATTATCGCTGCGTCACCCGGTGGGCGACCTCTCTTGCCGACGGTTCCCCGCTTTCTGGAGACAATATCCTTCTTAGGGGGTCTTCCGCGACGCTTGGGCGCGTCTTTTTTCTTTTCAGACAAAACTTTCTCCTTTTGGTTACCTAAGTATACCTTAGACCTCGTTAGGATTGTACTTTGTTTAGTTTCTTTAGTAAATATACTACACGATTCGTTATGAAACTAAACGATACTATAGTACTATTATAACATATTCTTAGGTCTTTGTCAAGCATTATTTCAACTAATTTACTAATCACCTTTATTTAGACCGTTACGTCTACTTTAGTGTACCCGCGAATCCGTAATGAAATCAATAACTTACGTCTAACCTTCGGGTACTTTAGTATACATGACTTATTGTTATTTATTGTCTACGTTTTTATTACTTTTTGTAATACTTAGGGGTCGTCATTTGGCTTTTTTTGTATCTAGGGGGTTACCGTAATAATTTGGCGATGCCGTCAGCCCCCCCGGGTGGGGTATCACAAAAGTAATCACAAGTCAAACCTAAAAATGACCGGGTTAACTCAAGTAGTCACGGGAAAAGCTGGACGGGGAAACGTGAGTATGCTAGCGGGTACCATTAGCCATACTTCAGCACAAAACACAAGCCATACCTGTGACCAAGTTTCAAAGTTTAGTCACGGGATTTCGTAAGCATATTACCGGGGCAATTGCAATACTTAAAACGTGACCAATTGTATATGGTTTGGTCATATTGTCGCTGTCTAAATGCCAATAGCCGTAGAACGGCCTGTATTGCGTTTTAAGGCCGTGTATTGTCTACCCTTAGGGTTGGCATAGGGTAACCCCATAAAATCGAAAATCGCTACAGGCCGCGTGGTTATTGGGCTTCAGGCCGACGGAATAAAAAGCTATATCTACCTGGCTACTTATGCCAAAAAGTTATTAGACAATTGCTGTCAGTTTGATATTATCGCGGAGAACTAACTAACTATATAGGTATATAGATATGAAACAGAACGAGATATTCGAGAAAGTAACCCAGCAAATAATAGACAATCTGGAAACAGCCGGGAAATGGTCGAAGCCATGGGGCAACATAACCAACGGTGAAGCCCCTCACAATGCAATCAGCGGCCATGCATATAGCGGCATTAATTGGCTGGTGTTGTCCTCTGCTCCTTATGCTTGCAAGCAATGGGTCACCTATAAGCAAGCCCAAAAATGCGGCGGCAATGTAAAGCGGGGCGAAAAGGGGACACAAATTGTCTACTTCAAGGTAATACAAAAAGAGGACAAGGCGGGCAACGTTTCAGCGTTCCCAATGCTTAAGGTGTACACGGTGTTCAATTTGGAACAGTGCGAAAATGTAACCGGGACAAAGGATTACATTATCCCAGAAATCCCAGAGGGCGGCGTTAATGCACTGGCTGAAGCAGTGGGCGCAAAGGTTCGATACGTTGGGAACGAAGCCTGTTTTATTCCGTCAATAGATGAGATTAGAATGCCGCCGGTTGAAGCATTTAAGGACAAGGTCAATCACGACGCGACGCTGTTACACGAGCTGACACACTGGACGGGGCACAAGTCGCGCCTTGATAGATTGAGCGGCGACAAATTCGGCGGTGAGGGTTATGCATTCGAGGAACTGGTTGCGGAGCTGGGTTCGGCAATGGCTGGTAGCTTGCTTGGCTTACCCTATGAAGGGCTTCAGCATTCCGAATATATCGCAAGCTGGCTGAAGGTACTTAAAAGCGATATCAAACACGTTTACACGGCCGCAAAGCTAGCCAGCAAAGCAGTAAACTACCTAATCGAAAACGCCGGGGAAATTGAATTAGCGGCATAATGTGGAGGGTTGTTTTATCGGTGGCATTCGGATAGAGTGCCATCTATTAAACCAATCAAACCAAAGCCCAAAGGAGGGCGGACAATATGACTTACAGCAAAACACCAGACAGCGAATATCGTTACTATTTCACCCACCCAAACGGGGCGACTGTTTCCTACTTTACCTGTAGTGGGTTTAAGACTAACACGCCGAACACCGGCTATCATAAAGAGGTAGACGCTCGCTTTCTGGCAAAGCGTCACCCGAATCTGACACTGCGTCGCGTATAGGAGGGGTTGATTTAACAAAGGGCATTCGATAGAGTGCCCTTGATTAAACCAATCAAACCGGGAGCGGAAACAATGCGAAAATTTAGCGCGGTTAAAAAACCAAAACAAGCAAAGCCCAAACAAAAGGGTTTTGTTCTATATGATGGGGCAAGCGTCCTAGATGGCAAGCCGATTGTAGTAATTGCTACATTAGAGACAAGCAATGCCAAAACCGGGGCAATGGTTCAAACTTGGATTATCAGAAGCGACATAGAACCGCACAAGGCAATTAAGACGGGCGACGATGTAAGCGTTTGCGGTAATTGTCCGCAACGTCATTTTAACGACGGTGCTTGTTATGTAGTGACGCATCAAGCCCCTTTGGGAGTTTACCGGGCATATAAGCGCGGATTGTATCCAGCATATAACCCGGATAAGCACGGGCATATACTGGCGGGGCGTTCTTTACGTTTAGGGGCTTACGGTGACCCGGCGGCGGTTCCTTTTGAAGTATTCGCGCCTTTAGTAAAACTAGCGGCTGGGCATACTGGTTATACTCATCAAATCGCCCATAAGAATTTTGACAAGCGTTATTTATCTATCTGCCAAGCGTCGGCGGATACCCCAAAACAAGCCCAAAAATTGCAAGCACTGGGAGCCAAAACGTTTCGGGTAGCTTTGCCAGAGGACAGCCTATTTGATAATGAGATAGAGTGCCTTGCGGATAGTAAGGGCATACAGTGTATTGACTGCGGGCTTTGTGACGGTCAAACTAAGAATATCGCCATTGTAGTTCACGGTCAGCGAAAAAACAGTTTTAAATCAAATCTAATCGAAACAGTAGAGGTAATATGAGATGAACAGTGCATTAAAGAAAAAACGGGCGCGGGAGCGTAGAGAACAATTGCTAGCAGAGTTTTTATGCTGGTCAATACTGGCAATCGGGGTTGCGGTGGTCGCGCCCCTATGTTATAAATTGTTGGTTTTTATAATGTTATTCTAAAGAGGTGACACAATGAAAAATTGGAAGCATTACGCACAAATGACGGTGCTATGTCTGACTGGTGCTGTCTGTAGCTATCTGGTGGCCGGGGTTCTGGTTCTGGCTGTAAGGGAATCTATGGGCTTTTAACGGTGTTTAGGGCTTGCCTATGGTATCCTATAGGGTAAGCCCTTAAACACGCTTAGAATTGATTATATGAGGTTTTTATTATGTTTTTATTATGGATTGGCGGTGTTTGTGAGGAATTCGACACAATAGAGCAAGCTGAAGAGCGTTTTGAGGATTATGACTCTGAAGGCTATACAGACTTAATTATAGAAGAGGTTTAATGTTATGAGTAGATGCAGAATCAGTGAAGAGGACGCGGGAGACCCGCATTTTGATATGATGACCGTGGAGCAGGAAAGGCAGTTAGAACTTGAACAGCTAATTGATAGGCGGGAAACTATAAAAGAGTGGGTTCACGGTGCAAAAGAAAAGATTGACCGGTTATTGTCAAGTTCTTATTTTAACCCGGATTCCGACGATATAGAGTGCGCGGAGACGTTAAACAACTATTTGGATTGGCACATATTCAAAATTAAAGACATAGAGGAGAAGAAGAAAAATGGGCAAACTTGATGAGGAAATAAACAACACCGCCAGTGATGTGCTGGAAGATATGAGAGTCAGCCTGAGCGAATTACAGGCGGTAATAGATGAGATTAAACAACGTGTAAACTACAGAGAGGACGCAAACGATGCAAACTAATATTTTTGGAATGTTTTTAAACATAGAACCCCGGTTTGGTTTCGGGCTGGACATAGAGAGCGTAGAGAGCCGCCCAGTTTGGGCTAGTGTAGACGGTGAGGTTGGCGCTTACGGGTTCGATGGGCTAATCTTACTTATACCGTGTTTTATAATATCATTAGGTAACATTTGGATTGGAAAGCCGGATGGTTATGACGATGAGTAAAATTAAAGAGCAGTTGATAGGCTATGAGGGTAACCCGTGGTACAACGAACAAGACCACGTAATGATAGACGAACTGACCGAGTACTACCTGTACTGTGCCAACATAGCAGAGATACAGGCTAAGGCAAGGGAGGCGTTTAAACACGACCTGTATAACACGCCCCGGGAAGTTATACTGGACAAATACCATAATATGACGGGAGGACAAAATGATGAGTAGGTGTAAAGCGTGTGACGTAATACTCAACGAATGGGAATTGAAGCGTAAAGACCCGGAGACCGACGAACATACCGACCTTTGTTATGAGTGTCTAGATGAGAGCAACAGGGCATTATATGAGGCTGATGGTATTCTCGACGATGAGACCGGGGCAACGTTAGATTTAAATGAATTGGGTTTGCACTAGCATTGAAAACGTGCTATAATAATACTATAGTAAATCATTTTGTTGAAGTACTACAAGGTGATTCGCTAGGTTGTACTAAAGTAAGTAACTTAACTAAGATGAGGTAATTGATATGTCAGACAATAAAGCAGGAGTACTTGAGGGAACAGTAGCGTTCGAGAATCTTAACGAACACGAACTGTATCAAGGTCAGTCAACAGGTAAGTACTCACTAGTGCTGTCTCTTGACGATGAGGTAGCCGGTGAGCTTGACGCAAGGGGCATTAAACTCCGAGAGTATGAGGGAGTCAAACAGCGTAAGTTTTCCAGTAAGTTTGAAGTGCCTGTATATAACGCTGATGGAACGGCTTTTGATGGTCGCCTGACCCGTGGTTCTAAAGTACGCATTCTCTGGTCAGAGGGCGCGGAACACCCAGTACACGGAACGTCAGCCTACCTAAACAAGGTCAAGGTATTGGAAGTAGCCGAAGCCCCCGAAATGGCAGACTTCTAAGCTATGGGCGAGTCTACCTTTGTCAAGCATGAGCCATGCCCCGCGTGTGGCTCAAGTAACAATCTTGCAAGGTACTCTGATGGTCACGCTTTTTGTTTCGGTTGTGACTACTATGAGAAGGGCAACGGAACTGCCCCTGACTTTGCACCACAAAAATCAACACGGGCATTTGAAATGACAGGAGTTATTGCGGCAATCCCCGACAGGAAGATTACACAGAAGACAGCTCAGAAGTTTGGCGTCACAGTGGAGTTTTCCCCAGCGGGACAAATTGTCAAACACCACTACCCGTACTTCAACAAGGATACAGGGAAGTCTACAGGAACCAAGGTGCGGGAAGTAGATACAAAAGGTTTCTACGCTACAGGGAGTTTTGAGAATGTTGGCCTGTTCGGTCAGCAAGCATGGGGACAAGGCGGTAAGTATATCACCGTCACGGAGGGCGAAGCGGACGCTATGGCGGTCTGTGAAATGTTCGACGGCAAGTGGCCTGTGGTGTCTATTCGGTCTGGCGCAGCGGGCGCAGTCAAAGACATCAAGGCAAACTTGGAATGGCTAGAGACTTACGACAACGTGGTTATCTGTTTCGACAGCGACAAGGCGGGACAGGAAGCGGCACAGTCGGTACTTGGTCTGTTCACCCCCAAGAAAGCCAAGAACGTGGTCTTGCCCCTAAAGGACGCAGGGGATATGCTCAAGGCAAAGAAGGTCGCTGACTTCACCCGGTACTGGTGGGACGCTAAGACCTACAGGCCGGACGGCATTGTGTCAGGACTGGACACATGGGACTTGTTGCAGAAGCAGAAGGACGTTAAGTCAATTCCGTATCCGTGGACTTGTTTGAACGAGTACACTTACGGGTTCAGACCAAGCGAGCTAGTAACAATAACGTCAGGCTCAGGTATGGGCAAGTCCCAGATAATGCGGGAACTTGAACACTATCTCCTGAAGAACACCGAGGACAACATAGGTATCTTGGCGTTGGAGGAGGACGTACCTAAAACCACGTTAGGCGTTATGTCGGTGGAGGCTAACAAGCTACTACATAAGCCGGACGTTCGCGGTTCGTTGGCTGAGGGAGAGGAGCGTGGTTACTGGGAGAGGACATTCGGACTTGATAGGATACAACTGTTCGACCACTTCGGCAGTACCAGTGAGGACGACCTGCTGTCCCAGATACGCTACATGGCAAAGGGTTTGGACTGTAAGTGGATTATCCTAGACCACTTGTCCATTGTAGTGTCAGACCAAGCACAGGGCGACGAGCGTAAGGCGATTGATAGTATTATGACCAACTTACGCAAGATAGTACAGGAGACAGGCATCGGGTTGTTCCTAGTGTCCCATCTCCGCAGACCTTCAGGGCAGAAGGCACACGAGGACGGTGGTAAGATTAGTCTTAGTGAGCTACGAGGGTCAGCGGCTATCGCACAGCTCAGTGATATGGTTATCGGCTTGGAGCGTGACCAGCAACACAAGGACGAAAGGATACGCAACACAACCTGTGTGCGTGTGTTGAAGAACAGGTTTGTTGGTATGACCGGGGCGGCTTGTTATCTGTACTACGATACAGAGTCAGGACGCATGATTGAAACAGCTTGTCCAGTAGATGAGAAAGTGGAGTTCTAATGAAGCAGGTAGTGTTTGACATAGAGACAGATGGCTTGAAGCCCACCGTGATTTGGTGTGTCGCTTGCAAACAAGTTGATACCGGGGACGTTGAGGTGTTCTACCACAGCAACTCATTCGGTGAGTACCTGAAGACGCTGGGCGACCAAGTTGAACTGATTGGTCACAACATCATAGCCTATGACATTCCCGCCTTGGAAGAACTATGGGGCGTGGACTTCACCGGCTACAAGATTACTGACACATTGGTTCTGTCACGACTTACTGACCCATCACGGGAAGGTGGTCACTCACTAGATAACTGGGGACAGAAGCTGGGGTTCCCAAAAGGAGAACATGATGATTGGACTACTCTTACGGATGCTATGGTGGAGTACTGTTGCCAAGATGTGCGCGTTAATGAACTGGTGTACAAGAGGCTACTTTCTGAAGTTGTTTGTTTTGGAAGTGGAAGCGTCAGTCTTGAGCATGACGTACAGCGCATCATTGCATCGCAAATTAAAGCAGGATGGCGAATAGACCAACAGAAGGCGTTTGTACTACTAGCTGAACTGAAGGAAAAGAAGTTTGACTTGGAGGAACAGGTACACCAGACCTTCAAGCCATTGCCCACGTTTGTCAAGGAAGTCACACCCAAGATGAAGAAGGACGGTAGCTACTCTGTAGTCGGCCTGAAGTTCTTGGGAGACCAGTGGGTAACAGCAGCGGGTACGTTCAGCAGGCTGGATTATCCAGAGTTTAATCTAGGTTCACGCCAACAGATAGGGCGTTACCTGAAACACTTCGGATGGAAGCCTGAGTCATTCACCGAGAAAGGACAGCCAATAGTTGACGAGGCTGTGCTAGGCAAAGTGAAGGGCATACCGGAAGCAGCATTAATTGCTGAGTACCTGATGATACAGAAGCGTGTCGCGCAGGTACAAAGCTGGTTGGACGCTGTGGAGGAGGACGACAGAGTACACGGCTACGTAAACTCAAATGGCGCAGTGACAGGACGTATGACACACTCAAGCCCCAACGTGGCGCAAGTCCCAGCGGGTAGCGCACCTTACGGTAAAGAGTGTCGGGAGATATGGACAGTACCAGCAGGCTACAAGCTGGTCGGTATGGACGCAAGCGGACTAGAGTTACGTATGTTGGCGCACTACATGAACGATGAGGCATATACAAATGAAATTCTCACAGGAGATATTCACACGGCAAACCAGTTGGCTGCAGGCCTTGAAACTAGAAATCAAGCTAAGACTTTTATCTACGCTTTCCTTTACGGCGCAGGAGATGCGAAAATCGGAAGTATCGTCGGAGGAACTGCAAAAGATGGTCGAGGACTTAAGTAGAAGTTCCTACGAAACACGCCTGCTCTTAGAACACTTCGAGAACGAGTTGGTGTGGCTGCAGGAAGAGGTTATGTTCTTGGACTGGATGGGCGAAGGGTCTATGTACGGTCAGAACACGCGGCACTAAACACTCTCCTACAGAGCGCAGGTGCAATCGTTATGAAGAAAGCACTGTGCCTACTGGACGAGTACGCCAAGCAGTACAACATTGATTACAAGTTTATAGGAAACATTCACGATGAAATCCAGACGGAGGTTGCAGAGAAGGACGCAGACTGGTTTGGCAAGTTGGCAACATCATGCGTTGAAGCGGCAGGCTCATTCTTCAAGCTCAACTGCCCCCTTGCCGGAGACTACCAAGTCGGAGACAACTGGAGCCAAACACACTAATGAAGAGGTGCAATATGAAAAGCAGAACAATGGAAAACCAGACAAGAATGACAATCGACGGCAAGAGGTACAGAGTGGGGAACAAGAACCACCCGTACCACGAGCTGTACAAAGAACGGGGCATCGAGGCGGTGTATCAGGCTATGGGTTTGGTAGAGGCAGACATCGTTGAAGCCAGCAAACCCAAGAGTGAAGTACCTGTGTACGCAGTTTGGGCAACTCTCTTCTGTCTCTCACTACTTGGTGTATACACTCTGATTGGAGGCTAACATGAAGCCCTGTAAAGCTGAGAGGAAGAAGTTTGATTTAGACTTGCAATATGGCGAGGTACGGGAAGATAAAATCGCGGATATGTTGCAGAACAAAAAGATAGAAGTGAAGTCGGAGAAAGACCTGTGGCAACGTACCGGCAACATCTGTATCGAGTATGAGTCATGGGGCAAGCCTTCGGGCATTGAGGCTACGGAATCAGACTACTGGTTCCACAACCTCTGTGTCGGTGACAACGAGTACTGCACCTTGGTGTTCAAGACTGACGTGCTGAAG